TTATGATGTTTCTTCTCTCCGGAAACTTTGATTAGGTGGTTGCTTCAGGTGAGCCAGCTCGGGAGGCACTCCGCATTCAACGGCAGCCTCATAAATTGTCATACCGTTGAGCAGTAGTTCGTCGGGGATTAAAAGATCGACAGCGAACTGGTTGGCTTCTCTTTCAAATTTTCCGGCATGGAACAAGGTGTGTTCATCAATCCAAAACCTACTAATACCCGGGTGCAGCAGGGCATGGGCTAATTCGTGAGCGCAAATGACACGTTGCCATGCTTCAGACAATCCAGAATTTATAACGATATATTTACGCCTCAAGGTTTTCCGGTAAAGCCCTCGTGTATCTGCGCCTAAATCCTCGAACCATATCTCAATATTCAGTAGCTGCGCCAAACGAAAAGGACAGTTCGTTTTATATTTCCGTAGGAGTTTACGGATTAGTTTGCGGCTCGACTTATCCATAGGTGGCTACTCCGTCTTTGGTGTATTTTTCTTGCGCCCGTATGTTTTTTTGTTTTTCTCCTTCGCGTCCCAAAACATTGCTTCCATAACACGTTTGATTTTCTCTTTATCCCCCTCGTCTAACGGCACTCCATCGAACATGATCGGCTCATCATCTTCGAGCATTTTTTTGAAGTCTCGTTTATCCTTCGATGTTGCCCACTCTGGAGTGGAGGGGGTCCGCTCAGAATCGATTCCACCTTCACCTCCACCAAGAAGATAGTCGATCGATACCCCGAAAATTTCCGCCAAATTTGAGGCCATTTCAGCACTTAAACGTTTCTTGCCCCGCTCGATCTCATAAAAGTATTGGGGAGTTATATGCAATAGCTCCGCCACTATAACACCTGTCATATCCTTTTCTCTTCGTATCTCGCGAATACGACTCTTCATCTTCGAACACCTACACTCAGTGGATTAAACTACTTGCTTATAAGCTTAACAGCCAATTGTTTAATTTTCAAATCGCTATTAGATTAAAAATTAAGCTTAATTGAGCAAAATGAAGCATTTAGTAGAATGGATGCTGTTTTTTCGAGAAAATGAATCTATATGCTTCAAAATACTCTTTGTATTAATGAATCTAATGGCTTAATATTGCTTCAGGAGGTGAGTGCGATGAGCATGTCGGAAGCAATCGGAAAAGTGCTGAAACAGCGGGATATCAGCCCATCCGATCTTGCCCGGATGACCGGATACACGCCGCAATACGTAATTGATCTGCTGAAGGGAAACCGCCGCTGGAACGAAACGACGTTAACTGCTGCTTGCGACGCATTGGGGCTTAAAATCGAAATTTCGGAGAAAACGGCGTAATTCAGTCGATTTGATAGCTATCGCAAATTTGAATAAGGTAGGTGAACGCCATGCAAGAATCGACTGGCTCGAATGACCAATCGCAACAAACGGAAGCAAAAAAACAAATCAGCCTTAGCGACTTTCCGCAGCACGTCCAAGACACGGTCTACGAGATCATGTACCGGGCGGCCCTGCGGAAAGCGGAGAGGGAAGCGAAAGAGCACTCGGCTTAACCTTGACGACAATGAAATTAGATGGAGGGAGGTGAACGGGGTGCAAATGAGCGTGCTTGTTGGCAAATCTGTTGTTCGGGAGACGACGGACATGATCATCGTCAAGGACGGTGATCGGATAGACAGTTACAACCGCAAGTATTATAGGCAAGTCGGAGAGGCCGGCGAACCGGTGGCGCTGCTGATTACGAAGCCGCTGCCGGTCCGGGGCGTGACCGGACTGCATGGCATACTGATGCCGGGCTAATTACAAGAGGGGAGCGAACAGCGATGAATGCAGCGGAGGAGATTCAGGTTACGTTGCTGGCGTCTTGCAGGCGCCAGTTGATCGAAGAGGGCAAGATGGTGCTGACGGATGCGGGCTACGAGTTGACGGACCGCGGTCTGAAGGTTGTCGCGAAGGAGTTGGCTCGTTACGAGCTCCGGCCGGCATTGGCCATAATGCTCGAGACGCACATCCTCAACCGGCATCAATGCCCGGTCTGGTAGGGGGACGGATATGTTATCTCTTCAATCGCGAATTGACGAGCTCGATAGTTGGTTGATGTTGACGGTAGTGCATCCGGAATGGTTCGCGAGTGTGCGGCGGGTGCAGCGGGGGATTGAAAGACGCATCGAACTGCTCGAGCGCATGCAACTGGCAGAAATGAAAAACAGCCGCCTGACGGGGCGACTGTACTCAAAGGCAAATCAAAATTTAATTGTTCCTATTGTACCGCAGTGGTTGAATGTCGGCAAGGGGGCATCGATTTGAGCAATAACGATGCAATGACGCAATTGGCAAGGAATTATTCGCCGGATCACATCACATTCTTCTGCATTGGTACCGATCGCTCGACCGGTGATTCGTTTGGGCCTCTTGTGGGATCCCGGCTATCGGAGCTCGGGTATAACGTGATTGGTACGATGGGTGATAATGCTCACGCCGCGAATCTTCAAGAGCGCATGCGAGAAATACCCGAGGGCCACGCAATTATAGCAGTAGATGCATGCTTGGGTCGTCCCGAATCAGTTGGTGATATTCGGTTCGAGTCAGGGTCGATCCGTCCGGGCGCGGGGGTTGGAAAGGACTTATCATCCGTCGGTGACTACCATCTCATTGGCATTGTTAATATCGGCGGATTCATGGAGTATTTTGTTCTGCAGAACACGAGGTTAAGTCTCGTCATGCAGATGGTGCAGCAAGCAGTTGAACTTATTTCCGCAGCGATTCCGCTGCCATCAAATACCGCGGAAGCTGCGGCTACAACGGAGGATTTGAATATGAAAGCAACGGGGATTGTGCGGCGCATCGATGATTTGGGACGTGTGGTTATTCCAAAGGAGATCCGGCGTACGCTCGGGATCATGGACGGCAATGGCCATCAATCGGGGGATCCACTTGAAATTTTCGTTGATGGTGATCGGATCATTTTACGGAAGTACGAACCGGGTTGCGTGATCACCGGCATCCAGGATGACCTGATCGAATTCCACGGTAAGCAGTATAGCCGGGCAGCGATCCGGGAGCTGGCGCGGAAAGCCGGCGTGTAATTCGGACAAGCCTTCCCGGTCGGGCATTCGGCCGGGTGGCTGTCAGCCATATCCGAAGACGTACGAGCGGGCCTCTCCCCGGCCCAGTCAGCGGCTCGTGCGTCTTCAGATGCGGTTGACGCATCAGAGTGGTGGCGGAAGAGAGACGCGGGCTAGCCCAGAGGGCGCCGCTTGTGATCGGGTGGACTCCAATTGGACAGGCACGGTCACGGCATGCAAGGGTGTAAGGCCCTTGCCCACTCAACTACATAGGGAAGGAGGGATGTCATGGGTGAGGCTGCTGAAGCTGTATTGGAAGGACTGTACTGCCAGGTCTGTGGCAACTTGATCGACGGCGAAGAGCCGGGGTATCCGCGGAGTTGCGATGATTGCGAGGAATGAAAAATAGCCCGTTGCAGCGGGCTATCCGTTAAACCAATTCTGCCGCCATTTTACCATGATGGTGGCCCCCCTACAAGGAGGACTTATGGACAAACAATCGATTATCAATCGTCTGCTAGCGCTGCCGGCGGAAATTGCTGATGCAGAGGAAGCTGTTCTTCTGGCCAACGGGCGCCTGGTCGCCGTAAAGGAATCCCTTCAGGCGAAGGAAGATTCCCTCCTGCTCGGAAACGTCATCGACGGGAAGAACGCTGAAACACGCGCCGCACAAGTGCGCCAGTATACGCAGCACGAGCGCGAAACGATGTCCGACGCTGAACTGAACTTGAAGAATGCGGCGGCTCGACTTGGAAAGGTACGCGACGAGTTCCGCGCGCTTCGCGCCGTGGCCGAGCTCCTGAAGGAGGCGGCGTAATTTGTCCGAGGGGAACCTTTCCGTTTTGCCTCAATCCTCCGGCGGCAACGCCGGTGGTGGGGCGATCGTTGATTTCGAGTTTGGGAGTGCGGCCGATTTCCGGCGAAGGATGAACGAGATGAAGCTTAAGTACGATGCGGTGCAGGAATTCTTCAAGGAAGTCATGGTTAAGGATGAGGACTTCGGCGTCATTCCTGGTACCCAAAAACCATCGTTGTACAAGCCCGGCGCGGAGAAGCTGTGCGAGCTCTACGGGTTCGCGGCGATTGTGAAGTCGAAGGAAGAGGAGCGCAGCTTCGACACGGGATTCTACCGCGTCGCATTCACGCTTCAAATGGTACACCGTTCCTCCGGGACAATCATCGGAGAGGGCGTCGGAGAGTGCAGTACGAACGAATCGAAGTACATGTACCGATGGGTGAGCGAGAGCAAAGTGCCGCGTCATCTGGATAAGGAAGAGTTGCTTTTCGAGGAGAAGAACGGCTCGAACGGTTCCTATCGATCGTACCGTATCCCGAACGAGGACTTGTTTTCGCAATGGAACACTGTCCTGAAGATGGCCTATAAGCGTGCTTACGTCGGCTTGACGCTGCAATGTACTCGCTCAAGCGGCATTTTCACTCAGGACGAAGCGGAGATGGACGATTACGCCGACGTCGCTCCCGAAGATCGCAAGCAGCAGCGTGGTGGCCGTGCCGCTAATGCGAATAGCGGACGTTATCAGGGCGGCGGACAGCAAAGCGGAGGAGCTTCTGGAGGCAACCGTCCTGCTAGTGGGCAGAGCGGCGGATCCGCACAGAAGAATCGTGTTCTCGCGCTGATGAAGCAGCAAGGTCTGGATTGGAACGGCCTGGCCGACACGGCCAGCATGGCGCTTGGACGGCAAATTCGCAAAGTCGTGCAAGATATCCAGACCGAGGCGGATTGGAAAATTGTCGGCGACTTTCTCGAGATGGAAGCCGGTGCGCAGCATGATGGCGGATTTGACCCCAACGACCTGCCGGAGGATCTGTAATGAAGATTGCACATGTTGCAGACCCTCATTGGGGCTTTGGCTACGCCGGCCCGACTCCGGGGGCGCGCTTTACCGACATCACCCGGACTATGGAGTGGGTGGCAAGTCGCATCATCAATGAGCAATGTGATCTCGTTCTGTTCGCCGGCGATGCCTTTAAAGACGCTCGCGTCTTCATCGACAGGGCGACGGAGGAGATTCAGGCATTCGTCGCCTGGCTCCGTCGGCTGTCCGACGCCGGCATCGAGGTCATCGTGATCAGCGGCACGCCTTCGCACGATGCGATCAGCGCCTATCATTTGATTCGCGAGATGCAGATTCCAGGCGTCGAAGTTGTGACCGAACCGCAGATCGCTGCGCTGCCTTCGGATAGTGAGGTAATTGTCGCCTGTCTGCCGGGAATGAACCGTTCATCGTTCGCAACGGACCCGCGCTACGCCGGTCTGCCGCCGCACGAGTTTCACGCCAAGATGACGGATGACATCACCGCGGAGTGTGCGGCGATGCGTGAAGAAGTAGAGGGTACTCCGTTGCCCGTTATCCTTATGTCGCATCTATCCTACGACCTTGCGGACTTGGGCTTCGAAGATGCGCTGTTGCAAAACGAACCGATTCTGACGGACGAAGCTGCCCGCATGTTCGATCTCGTCGCTCTTGGCCACATACATCGGCCGCAGCGCGCTGGCAGCAACGTCTTTTACAGCGGCGCGCCAGATCGGCACAATTTTGGCGATGAGCATACGACGCCTGGGTTCTGGATTCATGAGACCGGTGTAGATGAGCACCTTGAATTCTCCGGATTCAGGTCTACATTTATCGAGACGAACGCTCGACGCTTCCGAACCATCGACTGGTGCGATATGGACGTCGCGGCGTGGATGGACGGACAGGTGGACGACTTCGCGCACGTCCGCGACGCAATCGTCCGGGTCCGGTACGTCTGCTCGGAGGAGCTGCAGAAGCGGTTCGACCGCCGAACGCTCGAGCGGGCGCTGTACGACTCCGGCGCGTTCTTCGTCGCCGAGATCCGCGCGGAAGTGGAGCGGACGGAGCGCATTCGTGACGCCGAGGTGACGGAGGGGCTGACGCCCCTCGCTGCGCTGGCTGCATGGGCCAATAACGAAGGGATCGCTGAAACGGAGTGCGCCGAACTGCTGGCGATTACTGAAGAATTGATGGGGGTGTTGAGTTGATCAAGCAAACTCTGAACGAGTGGCGAGCTGAAGCACGTGAACGTTTTGGCGACAAGGGAGCGAACTGGAAGTTTGTCTGCCCGAGTTGCGGGAACGTACAATCGCCGCAAGATTTCATTAATGCAGGCTGCAGTGAGTCCGAAGCTTCTCAAATTTCTTATCAAGGCTGTCTTGGCCGGAGAGTTGAAGGAAGAAACTGCAATTGGTCCGCTTACGGGTTTCTCGGCACCTTGGGTAAAGGCCGGATCGTGGTCACGCCGGACGGCCAGGAAGTCGAAGTCTTCGATTTTGCTCAGGAGGTGAGCGATCTTGGAAATCCGCGAGATCAGCGTGAACATGCTGTATACGAAGAGTCTGCCGAATTACGAGAATCTTAAACTCGAAGCCGGCGTTACCGTCGCGCTTTCTCCGGGAGACAGTGTCGAGGAAGCCTACGAGAAAGCTTGGAATTTGGCTCGGGGGCAAGTACGCGCTCAAGTTCCAAAGAAAGGGGCGCCGCCGGTATGATTCCTATTCGCCTCATCATTAACAATTTCCGCGCCATTGAACACGCCGACATTGATTTGTCGGCGGTTTCCTTGGCCGCGATCGCTGGCCGCAACGGCGCCGGCAAATCGTCCGCCTTCACGCTGGCGCCACGTTTCGCGCTGTTCGGCGACGTCGTCTCCGGCGTATCGCTCGACGACCTTGTTCGCCGCGGCTCTACGGAGATGTCGGTCGAGTTTCACTTCGAGCACCAGGGCAGCGTGTTCCGGGCGATCCGGACGCGTAGCACCAAGGGCAAAGGGAAGTCGACGCTCGAGTTTCAAGTTCAGCTCGGCGAGTCGATCGGCGTGTGGGAGAGCCGCTCCGCCGAGAAGATCGTGGACACCGAAGCGGTCATTCGGGAGCTGCTCAACCTGGACGACGAGACGTTCACAGCGTCGTCGATGATCCTGCAGGGGCAAGCCAACGCCTTCACAGGCGCGACAGCCGGCAAGCGCAAGGAGATCCTCGCGCAGATCCTCGGGTTGAACGTCTACGAGCAACTCCAGGAGCGCGCCCGTCAGAAGGCCGCTGCGCTGAACATCGAGATCGAGAAAGCGAAGGACAAGCTCCGGACGCTGGACGATCGGCTCGCGGGCCGCACGGACAGGGATACCGAGTTGCAGGACCTTATGCGGAGACACGACGAGTTCCAGGCGGCGATCGATAAGGACGAGCAGGCGAGTAAGGCGCTCGCGTCGCAACTCGCCCAGTTCAACGCGAAGCTAACCCGCGCGCAGCAGGTTGGCAGGGAAGTCTACGCAATCGACGAAGAAATCGCCTCTCTGCAACGAGAGCGGGTCGACCATGTCGGCCGCCTCGAGCGCGCAGAGAAGATCCTCGCGAACGAGGCACTCATCCTGTCAAAGTCAGCAGAATTGGAGCAGATTCGTGGGGAGTTGGCGTCTCTGGAGATGGTAAAGCCGAATGCAGACCGTCTGCAGAGCGATTTGGCCGCAACGCTGGCCGACCTGCAGCAACTCGGCGAGGAACTGGTCCAACTCGGAAACAGGACACTGACGCTGAACCGTCAGCTCGCCGGACGGGAGGATCTTCGGCAGCGTACGGAGGAATACGAGCAGGAATCCTTGCGACTCCGCACATTTGAAACGAAGGCGGAAGCGTGGAACCTCCTGGAGATGGAAATCCGCTCCCTCGAGGCGCAGCAGGGCCGTGAGTTCGTCCGCATCGATGCCGAGGAGCGGCGCCTGAAGGAAAGGATCGCCGCCCTTGAACAACAGGAGGCGCACATCCACGATAGCGGATGCTTGCCGTCTTGCAAGTTCCAGCAGGCGGCCGCGGCGGCCGTGGCGGAATTGCCGACGCTCCGGAATCAACTTGCATCGCTCGATCGCTCGTCGCTGGCAGCGCTGACGCTATCGATCGCCGAGAAGCAGACCGAGCAGCGGGGGCTCGATTACAATTTCGCCGCGCATCGCGAATGTAAGCGTCTGGTGGACGAGCTGCAGGAGGTGGCAACTGCGTTTGCCCAGCTCTCCGGTAAGGGTGAGTTGCTCCAACAATTAGAACAGCAGGCTGCCGAGAAAGTGGCGCGAAAGGCAGCCGTGGAGGAACGCAGGGACGATCTGCAGCAGCGATTATCCGATCTGGAGCGCTCGCTCGAACCGCTACCGGAACTGCTCCGGAGGGCGGAAGACTTGCATCGCTACGCTCGCCTGAAGGACGAGATCAGCGCAGCGCACGTTGCTTCCGCCAATGCGCAGGAGCGAATCACTGCGATCGATGCGGCGGTTGACGGGAAGCGGAGCCGGCGGGACGATCTGGTGCTTGAGCAATCTGCTCTCGAAGTCGAGACGCTGGACCATGCGGTTATTAGCGAACGCCTGGCAAGCCTGCAGACGATTGTCGCGGGCGCGCGCCAGCAGCTCGCCGCATTGGCCGAGGAGATCGGCGGGGTGAAGGCCATCCTGGCCGCTCTCGACGCCGATCAGCAGGATCGTGACCGGCTGCATGCCGAGCTCGAGCCGAAAGTACTCCGCTGGACGCGGTGCCAGACGCTGATCAAAGCATACGGCCGAGACGGCATACCGGCGCTCATCATCGAGAACGCGGTACCGCAGCTCGAGCACATCGCGAACGAGATCCTTGGCCAAATGTCGAAGGGCAAGCACTACGTCCGCTTCGAGACGCAGCGGGAGCTCAAGTCCCGGGCCGGCGTATCCGAGACGCTCGACATCATGGTCGGCGACTGGACGGCGGAACGCCCTTACGAGACGTTCAGCGGTGGCGAGCAGCTTCGTATCGATTACGCGATCCGGTTCGCGCTTGCGGAACTGCTTGCTCAGCGTGCCGGCAGCAAGGTCGAATGGCTGACGATCGACGAGGGGCTCGGTTCCCAGGACGCGGAGCACCGCGCGCTCGTTCTCGAATCTATCAAGTCGGTGTCCAATAGATTTAAGAGAGTTCTCGTCATAACCCACATCGAGGACGCCCAGGCTGCATTCGACCAGGTGATCCGCTTTGATAACGCGGATGGTGGGGTAGAGGTCTGTGTTGCGTGATTCGGCGGGGCCGGTTGGCCCGATGTATGACGATGACGGCGTACTGCTAACGCAATCCGGCGTTGGAGAGCGTATTTGGGAGTTATATGAGACAGATCCGGCTGCCTTCCGTCGCGAAGTCAAAGCCTACTTCGCGCTCGGGTACCCGGGTTGGGTGGCGCGGAAGGTGTCTTACAAGCAACGGATCATCTGGATCCGCGATGACAGGCATCGAACTATTTGAGAGGGAGCGATTGCTGTGAAAGATAAAATTGCAGTTATGGGCAAATGGCTTGAAGAAGCGTTGTCCGAAGGGGACGGGGCGGCAAAGGCCCATCTTAAATCGGTAGCCCGCATTCTGGGCGGCCACATCGCTAGAATGAACAAGCCTGTCGATGTGCCGCAGGCAATTGCTTCGACAGTCGAGGAAATGGGCAAGGGCGTTACGGCAGAAATGCTAATGCGGCACGGTTCGGCCGGCGTAATGCATGTGGAGTTGCATAGCCTGTCCAGGGGTGGACGATGAAGCACGGAAAACGCCCGACGAGGCGGCAAGCGCTGCAGATCAAAGCTGCCGGCTTTAATGCTGATAATTGGTTTGTGGCCAAGAGTCTGCCGACGCAGTTGCACCTAATTCATCGGTTAACCGGCACCATGAAGATTATTGCTATTTAGGGGTTGAGCGGATGCCTCAGACCAGCTATCCGTTTCCAATGTACTCCGGTTTGTTGGAGCCAGGACATTACAAAAACATAGGCAGCGCGATCTGGCTTTTCCTGTGGTGCGTCAGTTCCACCACATCCGAGAGGGAAAAGGATGGAGTCGTCTGGGGCATCGTCCTCGGGAATAAGCCAGTTAAAACAGAGGAACTTGCAGCAAGCTTTGATGTGAGTGTCCGGACGATTCGTGACTGGCTGAAAGTGTTGAGGGAGCATGAGTATATTCGCGTAACTCGTGCACCTACTGGAATCATTTTAACGGTTCGGAAATCCAAGAAGTTCCTTCGCAGATCGGCAGAAAAGTTCCGATCAGATCGGCAGGATTCTGCCGATCACTTGGCCGAAACCGGGGGTGATCGGCAGAAAATTGCCGATCACTCAGAAGAGAGATCGGCAGAATCCTGCCTATCCAATAAAGATATTATAGTTTTTAAAGATCTTGATGTTGATGATGATGTTGCTGCTGATAGGGATTCAGAATTCGAATCGATTTTGAAAGCCTATTGCGAGATTCACCAGAAACTCGATATGCAGGTTCGACCGTTGGACATTAAGCTCATGCAGGAGATGATCGCCATGGGGGTGCCATCCCCCCTAATCACACGGGTCATGCAGCAAGTCCACCAGCTTAAAATGGCGCGAAGCGAGCGCGTTTCAAGCTTCGCCTTTTATAAAAACGCCATTCTTGATGCATGGGATGCGGAAAAAGCCATAACCGAAGGGGTACCAATCCCCGAGGGGGTGCCACTCCCCCCGGTCGCCCTTGGCTCGCCGCAACGAAAGACCAAGCAGCAACGAGATCTGGAAGAACTAGACCGCATGCAGGAGGAGGCGATGCGCGATGGAAATGGCGGAGGTTATCAGCCTGATGAAGGTCATTAAGCGGTCCTATCCGCAGTTTGATACAAGCCCGGATAGTGTACAGCACCACTTCAAGTTCCTGCGGGATTTCCCGTCCGAGGTGGCACTTGGCAATATCGAGAGTCACATTCGCACAGAGCGGTTTCCACCGACGATTGCTGATATCCGCGGCCGGCTCGGCGATCGGCTTGATAGCAAGCGAAGCAAAGACGAAACGGCTGCCTACTTTGCTCAGCTCGACGAGTGGGAGCGGAATGCCAGCCCGCCGCCACCTGGCTGGTTGGACGGGATCAGAGCCAAGCTGAGGGGAGAAGTGAAGGTCGAGTGAGCATGATGGACGAATGGATGGATATGCCTCCTCCGGTGGACATGGCAGCCGAGCAGTCTGTGCTTGGGGCGATCTTGATTGACGAAGATGCGATCGATTCCGCGTTGGAGAGATTACAATCCGAGTGCTTTTACAGCGTAAAGCATCAGCATATATTCCAGGCGATGGCCATGCTTCGCGAAGATGGCGTCGCGATTGATCTTACGACACTCACCGCTAAACTCAGGGACAATAAGCATCTGGATTCGGACACCGATGTTATGTATCTCACCCAGATTGCCAATGCCGTGCCGACTGCGGCGAACGTGGCGCACTACGCGGATCTTGTTCAGGAGGTCTATCGCCGCCGGAAAGCAATTAAAATCGCAACGAGCATCATGCGAAAGGCGATTGAGCAGCCGGATTCGAACGAATTTCTAGCATCGATGGAAGCGGAGCTTACCGTTTTTTCAGAGCAAGCCGCGCCAAAACAAGAGTTCAAGTCGATCCGGAGTGTCGTCTTGGACGTCATTGAGGATGCAGAGGTACGCTACGTCAATCGTCAGGTCAATCGGGGCGTGACGGGGATCGCTTCCCACTTCCCTGATCTCGATCGTAAGACAGCGGGATTCCAGCGAGGTGACTTGATCATCGTGGCTGCACGTCCATCCGTTGGCAAGACTGCGTTCGCGCTGAACATTGCGCAGAACGTTGCACGAAACCTCGAACACGATGGTGTCATTGACCTTGGGAAGAACGTTGCTATCTTCAGTCTCGAGATGTCCGCTGCCCAGCTCGTACAGCGGATGGTCTGTGCGGAAGGGGACGTCGACGCAAACCGGATGCGTACCGGCTTTTTCGAAGGTGACGACTGGGAGAAGATCACCAGCGCTGCGGGGATTCTCGGTTCTTCAAACATTTTTATCGACGATTCTCCTGTCATCACCGTGGGAGAGATCCGGGCGAAGTGCCGCCGGCTGAAAAAGGAAAAGGGATTGGACATGATCCTGATCGACTATCTGCAGCTGATCCAAGGACGTAGCCGGACCGGGGTGAATCGACAGCAAGAGGTGACGGAAATATCCCGCACATTGAAGCAGATTGCCCGCGAATTGGACGTTCCGGTCATCGCGCTGTCCCAGCTCTCCCGGGGTGTCGAGCAGCGGCAGGACAAGCGCCCTATGATGTCGGACCTTCGGGAATCCGGCGCAATCGAGCAGGACGCTGATATCGTTGCGTTCTTGTATCGAGACGATTACTACGACAAGGAATCCGACAAGAAGAACGTCATCGAGATCATCATCGCGAAGCAGCGGAACGGCCCGGTTGGTACGGTGGAGCTTGTGTTCCTGAAACAATTCAACAAGTTCGTCAGCATAGACCGCACATACAGCACGAACCCGGAGCCGCCGGAACCGGGTGCACCGCAGAGCAAGGGCGGCCGAGTACCAGACATGTACCGGAGGGGGAAGAGCGCATGAAGCCGGCGCGAATCGACAATCTGTACCAGACGAAACGACGTCAGCTCATCTGGTACCGCGGCCGAATAGTTGGCGAAGTTTACACGCTACCGCCGCGGCGCCGCCGAGGAAGGAGAAAGCTGCTTTGAAGATAATGGGTATCGACCATGGCACCAATTACGCAGGCTGGGCCACGATGCGGGGCGGAAAGCCGACCGGATACGGCCTGCGAGATTATTCTAAAATTCCGATGCCCGCGGTGCTGGACGCAATCTATCAGGACACATTCGGACTCATTAAGCAGGAGCAGCCGGAGGTGGTCGTACTGGAACGCCCTGTTCACTTCAAAAATGCGAATAGTGTTCTTGCTCTCGTTGGTGCCTACTCCATGGTTACGCTGGCTGCGCTTCATCTTGGTAAACGAATCGAGGGCATTCGCCCTACGGAGCTCAAAATGCAAACAGGGAAGGGCAATGCAGACAAGGAAACGGTCGCGGTTGAGATGCAGATGCTTTTCGGTCTCGATTTCGACGAGATAGCCGTACCGGTCTATTACAAAAGGGACGACCAGAAGCGAGGCAAGCGGGAGGGTGACCTTAAAGATCGACTCTACGACCCATCAGATGCAATTGCACTTTGTTGGGCCTACCATCAAAAAATCAAAGGAGCATGATTGCTATGGCATACGCAGAATTCAGACCGAACGTTAAAAAAGTGAACCTGAAGCCTAAGGGCGAAGTGGAGATCGTCCTCACCACGGACCTCGGATCCCTGCGGGGGAATATCGAACGTATTTCCGAGATGATCGATCAGCAAGTGCATATTGCGATGGACTCGACGGTTGTGACCTACAACGTACAGATCAACGCTCGGACCGAGAAGCCGATCAAGTCTTACCGCGTCGACGAGCAAGGTGTTGTTTCCGAAGTTAAGCCGGAAGGTGATCAACTGGAAATGGATCTCGACGTGGTCAAGCGCAAGGATCCGATCGAGGACGTTCCGGAGGAGATCAGCCGCGAGGTCGTGGACGACTTTATCCGTTCCGGTTTGGCGCCGCGGCCCGAGAAGGACTGGTACCCGATCGACTACTGGGTTGCTCGTCTGGCAGAAGGCGAAACGTATCTCAAGTTGGCGAACGAAGCCGGCATCAGCAGCGGCCGTATCGTCGACATCATCGACGAGTACCGCCAGACCGTTGCGCCTCTTGCGGCCAAGTGGGACGAATGGAGAAAGAACAAAGCGGAGCAACCGGCCGGCGAGACGGAGTACGAAGAGGACCACGAAGATCCGGGCGATCCGCATGAAGTGGGCGACGAAGATCTGGACGATGACGCCGAACCCGACCACGACGACGAGCGGGAGGACACCGAAGAACTGGAGGATCTCGACAAGAAGGCGGAGTCGGAAGACGAACTCTCCGATTGGGAGCGTCAAATCCTCGGCGATGATCCGCATGCTGAGGGAGCACCCGAAAATCTGACCGAACCCGTGGACATTGAATCGGTAATCTTGGCTGAGCGGCCGTTTTTCGAGGATATCCCTTACGATTTCCCGACCCTGCTTGAGCGTCGGAAAGGCGGAGAGACTTGGATGCAAATCGCCGGCACCTTGGGCATCGCTTCTACAAAATTGTCGGCAGCCTGGAGCAAATACAAGAAGCGTGTCGCTGAGCACCGTGGCGGCGCGGCCTAATCCGGAGGTGCGGTATGGACGATATCTCTGTGCGCACGGCGACACCCGAGGAAATAGCGGATCTGGAACGGAGGGTCCGCCTCAAATACGAAGGGCCGGCGGTAAAGCGGTGGGAGCCGATCCTGACCAAGGAGCAATATTTCGACAGGAGGGTTGCCGGCGAAGGTCGGCAAGCCCTTATCCTGAAGTACTACAACAATGAATCGGAGAAACTCGCAAAGCAGCTCCGAGAGTGGGGTATCCGATCGTGGAAAGAAGAAATGACGGAGGTGGAGGCGTTGGCCAAGGGAGTTAAGACGGCTCTGACGATTACGAAAGAGGAGTATCTGCAACAGCGACTTGCCGGAGAAACCAGAACAAGGGTCATGAGATCGCTCGGCGGTGCTCCAACGAAGTTTTACAAATTGCTTGAAGAGTGGGGCATTCGCGAGTTGGATGCGGAGGAACGGGTGCTGGAGTTGCTGGCGCCCGTCATTCCGGCCAGCGGGGTCGACCTCCGGACGGCGGAGCTCCTGGAGCAGAAGGCGACCGCTCGCGGGTTAATCGAATTAAATGCGCAGCACCGGTTGTCCGAGCCAGTAGAAGCAGTTAAAGCGGAAGCGCGGGAGTCTGTTGATGCGGATCAACCACCACTAGAAGAAGAGAATCAGCAAAGAGAACTCGCTAACCTGCAGGCAGCAGTAGCGCTTTGGCGTCACAATGCTGAAAACGAGCGCGAGTATCGACTGAAGATTGAGGATGAACTGGTCGAGCTCCGCGAAAAGCTTGAACAAGACAATGCGACGGCCGCCCGTATTGTCGAGCAAGAGGTCGAGTTGAAGCGGCATATCCGCGGCTTGGAGGAAGAGCGCTTAATGCTAGTCCAAACCATCGAGAATGCTTCGATACTTGAAGACGTGGGATACGTCATCATCCGGATGCCCGTCCTCCCCGTTACAACGGCCAACGCCGAGCGGGCGCGCATCTACGACGCAGTTGAGGCGCTCGGAACGGGAGTCGAGGCTGCCGAGATTGATCGGGAGCGCGTCATGCGGGAGTTGTTCATCCTTCTGCAGCGCGCAGTCAGTTTCGTCACGGCCGACTTGGCGGAGCTGCTCCCGGGGCAGGACGTGAGCGAGCACGTTCAGCGATTCTTCGAAGCGCATAACGATCGACACATCGCGAACGTGACGGCGATGCAAGAGGCGGGGTGATCGGAGTGGGAGTTTGCAGAGTTTGCGGTTGCACGGACGATAATGCATTACCGAGGACGGGCCGTGCTGGTGGGTGGAGCCGGATTTGTGCAGCGCATGTGAAGAGCATGGAGAGGAAGTGGCTAGAGATCTATGAAGAACACAATGGGCGATTTGAACAATCACCTGTTTGCACAGCTTGAACGGTTGAATGATGAATCTTTAACGGATGAGCAGCTCAAAAAAGAGCTAGAACGCGCCAAGGCAGTATCGTCAGTCGCCTCGCAGATCATCTCGAACGGGTTCTTGGTACTCAAAGCTGTGCAGATGAAGGATGATAAAATCGGTGCAGATACGAAACTGCCGAGGATGCTGGAGGGCGGAGGCTGATGGCGGGGCTGCGTCCGGAAGTAAAATCTTTTATTCACGACCACTATCGAGGCACGCCATTTGCGGAGTTGGTCCGGCTTGTGCAGGAACGATTCGGTGAAGACTCAAAGTATAATCAGATTCGCTGTTACGTTCACAACCATAAATTGTGGAATGGACTTGACGGGCGAATTAAACCGGGACACGTACCGTTCAACAAGGGTAAAAAAGCTCCGGGTACTGGCCATAAGCCGACACAATTCAAAAAAGGGAGCCGACCAGCTAATTATATGCCAGTCGGTTCTGAAAGGGTCAACGGCGACGGATATGTCGATGTTAAGATCGCTGACCCGAACAAGTGGCAGCTTGTTCATTCTCTCATCTGGGAAGCGGTGAATGGCCCCATTCCGAAAGGGCATGTCGTATTATTTGGTGATGGGAACCGGTTTAACTTCAATCCGGAGAACTTATTGCTCGTATCACGCGCGCAACTCGCAAGGCTCAACCAGAATCACCTGATCAAAGGTGAGACCGAGTTGACGAAGTCAGGCATTGTTATAGCGGATCTGATTTCTAAGATTGCTGAGAGAAAGCGCGGGAAGAAAAGTGTTTGCCGACGATGATCCTGTAATACAGTTGGAACACATCGAGATAAACGAGCTCCGAAGATTCCCTGGCTACGACTATACGAATCCCATGGTACGAGCACTGCCGGAGGAAGCAAACTGCCGAGAATGTGCTCATCTTTACGGCAAAAGATACAAACGTATGTATTATTAGTGAGGGCTCTGGAATTGAATTCACCGCAGTAAAGACCCATATTGTTCAATAGAAAGGGCGTTAAGACTTGATGTCTGTTGCATAGTGATCCTTACTAATCAACTTGGCTGAGAATATCCCTACTGTAAATATCATAAGGAATGAGGATCACTCTTCCCGTAGGGAGTCTTAAATACTCATCATCATAGGGATCATAGATAAACCCTTCGTCTTGAATTACAAAGGACTTCCAATCTTCATAGGATAACCTTAACGAAATCCGGTATTTAATGGCCTCAATTTCTTCATCAGTATATCCTAGTGCTTTCACATTGTTTTCCAGATCCGAACTCATAAACCGCGCCACCTTTTTCCTTGATTGTAGCAGGTGATGTAGAACTTTTCCACGCTACTACACAGTACGGCGATACAGCCGCAAAGGACAAGTTTTTGGAAGGAGTGAGTGAAATGCCGATATCGGGATATTGGAACCTCTACAAATGCAATCGTTGTGATATCGATTTCGCAATAGGCATGGATAAAGACAAGGAGAAATCTCCTTCCTGTCCACATTGCGAAGATTCGGAGGACGTGACTTATGAAGAAACAGATTTAATCGAACGGTACTGAACATAACGAAGATTAAGTGGGGGAGAAGGGAATAGACAATGAGTACAGCTAAGCAATCTTTAACGAGAATTGAGACGCAAGCGCTGGAATGTATAGAAACGTTCATTGCCCAAAACGGCTATGCTCCGACCATTCGCGAGATGGCCAACGCCCTGAAGTACAATTCCAGCTCCACGGCCTTCAGCGTTGTGGCGCGGCTGGAGCGGAAAGGTTACGTAAGCAAAGAGAGCGGCGGAACGCGGACTCTTCGAGTAATAAAGGAAAGTGACGTTACTCGCATAGATAAGATCGTGGAGCATTGCGGCCAGATCGCCGGGTATGATGATGACGAATTTACCCCGCCGCAATTTTTGGACGAACTACAAGGGGACGTCGAAGATGAATTTTGGGATTGGCTCTCGATGTTGCTTAAAGCAAGCGCTCGGAAATCCCTAGACTTGTATTTGGAAAAATAAAAAATCCCCGTACCTTGGCCGGCACACGGGGGACGTCACGTTAACACTCGCCATCATTATAGCACAGACGGAGGATGGTGAGGAGGAATGGCAATGGTATGGCAATCGGAGCTATTTCCGAAAGCGTCGAAGGTTGAAATTCAGCGGACGAAGTTCCTGCTCAGCAAATTCACGAGCATGGAACTTCTGATGGCGGATTTCGAGAAACACGAAGAGGACTTGCATCAGGTGGCCGTAGACGGAGAGGTCGCCCGTCGCATTGATCAGGAGGATTTGCACGCCGACAAGACAGCGAACGCCGCGGTACTGGCAGAAAAGCAACGCTGGGTCTATCAGCAGTACAGTTTCTATACGTACCAGCTCCGCCGGGCAGCAACACTCATCCAAGAGGAGGAAGCGCGGAAGGCGATCGAGTTTCGATATATGCAGGGTCATTCATTCACAGAAACTGTCTTGTTCTTCCGCCGCAGCATGAGCGACAGCACAATCCGGCGCCGGCTGGCGGAGGGGACTGAGTCGATTGCGAATACGCTGAAGTTGCTCGGGTTCTTCGAAAAGGACGAGTCGAAATTCTGACTGGAAGTAGAATAGAAGTTGAACACCAACTGAAGCTTTCCTCGTGGTACATTAATAGCGTGCCATACGAGGTTGACCACCTCACTCCTCCGTTGCCGCTCCGAAAGGGGCGGCTGTTTACATTATTCGACATTATCTCTCATGGACGAGCTAAAATAAATGTGGGATGATGTTGCTACTGCCCGAAGGAGGAGACGATGATGAGAGTTCATTTGGTCGTAAAAAGAGGAAGTTCCACATTACACGATGATTATTACGATGCAGAAATTACACCAGATAACATACTAAAGTTTAAGGATGGAAGTCCTTTTTGCCGCGACGTGCAGATGACCGAAGCGGATTTTATCCTAGTAAGGGATGTTGGATGGTTTGCAAAATTCAACTTTGAATTTGGTCCGGACCAATATGAATATCATTTCCGATAAGTGATTACAAGCAATGCTGCAAGAAGCCCTGCGTTCTGTTTAAGGAGTGGGGCTTTTTGCTTTACCGACCATGCGAATAAAAGTGGATGATGGCAAGAAGACCGCCCAGCGCATTCGAACGGGCCAGATTTCGGCGGCTCTGGTCTGAAAACCGACATAACACAAGGAAGTCCGAATTCGAACGATGTGATGCCGCTAACGGCGGCTTTGCCATTGGTACCTACTAGAGGGCGCTTTTTGCATGGAAGGAAAATCCTTCTTTATGTCGAAATATGATGATGAAAAAGGGGGAATTATATGATCGGAACAATAATCGGTATCATTGGTATTGTATTGGCGGTAATCTTTTACTTTAAGTCTAAACCCGTTAGCAGGATAAATTATCAAACTAGTAACTTGAAAATTATAGGTAACATTAGCCTTAAATTGCCAACAGACTTTGAAGTTACGTTGTCGGGTGAGAAAATTGAAAGTTTATACAAATCACAAGTAATAATATGGAATGGGGGTACAACTACTTTATATGGAAAAGATATTGTTGAAGAAGAGCCACTAAGAGTTGTGTTTGATAAAGACACTATAATCTTTAATGTGGCTGTGGTGGGAGAATCTAGGAAAGCTAATAAATTTAATGCCACAGTCGACGATGCAAATAAAGACGTGGTCAAGCTTTCTCTTGATTACTTAAACAGAAATGACGGAGTTCTACTGGAAATCCTACATACCGAAAGCACAGTAGATCCTAAGGTCATAGGTGAATTGAAGGGGCTATCAAATGGAATCAAGGGCAAAGGGAAAGTTGACTATGTCGGAGCACCACCAAGAAAACTCTGGTTAAGATTCTTAATAATTAGAGTAGCTATACCTTTAGTTTTTTCTCTAGCAGTATCTGCGGTTTTACTTTTTTTGTTCAAAATAATATCTGAAAGTGCAGTTAAACAGTCCAATTTTTCAGTTTTCCTATCCGTCGCTATGGGACTTTTTTTTGGAACCTCAGGAGTGACAGAGCTAAATCATATGTTTAAAAAGAGGTACCCACGTTCAATTAGATTTAAGAAGTGACAGTTGAAAGCACCCTAACCGGTGCTTTTTCTTTTGGAAAGGAGCGTCACCATGAACATCCAAACCATTCCGATCGACCGCCTTAACGCCGCGGTCTACAATCCTCGCGTCGACCTGCAGCCGGGAGATCCGGAGTACGAGAAGCTGCGCCGGAGCATTGAAAGCTTTGGCTACGTGGAGCCGATCGTCTGGAACGAGCGGACCGGCAACATCGTCGGCGGCCATCAGCGGTATAAGATTCTGAGGGCAAGAGGCGATCCCGAGGTACAAGTCTCCGTCATCGACCTGAACGATCAGCAGGAACGGCTACTCAACCTTGCGCTGAACAAGGTATCCGGTCGCTGGGACGAAGAGGCATTGGCAAAACTACTGGATGAGCTGCAGGCAGGCGGCGCCGAACTGGACCTTTCCGGATTTGAGACAGACGAGATCGGGGAGTTGATCGCCGGGCTTCCGGCCGACACGACCGTCTACGACCCGGTGACAGAAGACGATTTCGACGTTGGCCAAGCGCTCGAGCAGATCAAGGAGCCGGACACTTGCCGCGGAGATGTATGGCAGCTTGGCCGGCATTGCCTGGTATGCGGGGACGCAACGGATCCGGACGACGTGGCCTTGCTCATGGACGGCGCCCGCGCAGCGCTGGTCGTGACGGATCCGCCGTACAACGTGGCCGTGAAGAGTGACTCGGCACGGCTGGCCGCTGACGGTCGCAGCTCCATACTGAACGACGACATGCCCGCGGAGGAATTCGCGGGCTTTCTTAATGCTGTTTTCGAGCAATACGTCGGGATTATGGCTTCGGCTGCGGCGATCTATGTCTTCCATCCGTCGTCCTACCAGCGCGAGTTCGAAAGCGCGATGGAGGCGGCCGGTATCGCTGTTCGTAGCCAATGCGTATGGGTCAAGAACGCTTCATCCTTCGGGTGGAGCCAGTACCGATGGCAGCACGAGCCGGTCTTTTACGCCCATATTCGCGGGAAGGCGCCGGCCTGGTACGGCGATCGCCGGCAGACGACGGTGTGGCGTTCGGGCTTGCCCGTGGCGGAGCCGGAGCCATCGACCGTGTGGGAGGTTTCCCGCGGAGACGTAGGAAAGTACGTCCATCCGACGCAGAAGCCGCTGGAGCTACTGGCCATCCCGATCGGGAATAGCAGTAAGACCGGCGACGTCGTGGTGGATCTCTTTGGAGGATCCGGCAGCACGCTTATGACTTGCGAGCAGATGGGGCGCCAGTGCCGAACGATGGAACTGGATCCTGTCTTCTGCGACGTGATCAAGGAGCGGTTCCTGGCGGCGACGGGCATCCAACCGGAGCTGGTCCACCGTTCAGCGACAAAATAAAAAGGAGAGGCGCTTGAACGCCCCTCCTGCCCGACCGGAAACACCCCGGCCGAGATCATGTACAGCCGTGGCCACGGTTTACGAACACATGATCTCATATTCATCATACTGGATGCCGAGGTGTTTAACCAATGCCGAATCAAGATGATTTGCTGCAGCAGCATGAGCTCGAGGTGCTGCTCGGCATAATGGAGAGCAAGGATCAGTACCGCAAGATCATCAAGGCCGCGGTCGCGCGCTGGGTGAAGGACTTCCAGGACAACCGCATAGAGCTAGGGACTGTTGACGATCTGCGCAAGCTGATCGAACTGGATATCGAGCTACAGAAGGATGAAATGAGATAACAGTAATACAGTGATTTATTATATTTAACATTTATGGCCGATCAGGTCGAGGGCAGCACCCCCTTCCCGATCGGCCAGACCATTAAGGCCTGACCACCATGATTGTTACACCCATTCCCAAAATCCAAAAGGAAATGTAGGTAACCTTCACGTGGTCCACCATCCTTATTCAGTTTTTATTTCCTTCTATATATATGAAGTCTGGATTCTGTTATGACAACCGGGGGTGGTGACATGTAGTGGCAAAAGAACGCAGCCCGAACAGAGATAAAGCGAAACAGATGTGGCTGGACAGCGGCGGCGAGATGCTTCTGAAAGACATCGCCGCCACTCTCGGCCTTGGGGAGACCCAGATACGCAAGTGGAAGAGTCAGGACAAATGGGCGGCAGATTTGAATAGTAACGTTACCAATGAATCTAATAGTAACGTTACCAAACGAAAGGGAGCGCCGAAGGGTAACAAAAATGCCGTCGGCAACAAGGGTGGTGCGCCACAAGGGAACCAGAATGCTAAAGGGAACCGCGGTGGCGCCGGCGGGCCGCTAGGTAACAAGAAGGCGGTACGCACCGGCGAGCATGAGACGATTTGGTTCGATACGCTAGATGAGGAAGAGCAGCAACTGCTGGACGGGATCAACACGGACCCGGTTGTTCAGGCTGACGAAGCGATAGCACTTATCGCATTCCGGGAACGGCGCATGCTCAAACGTATTCAGCGGCTGACCGACGGCCTGACGGAGAAGCAGCGGAGCGTCCTGCGGGAGTTGCGGACAGTGAAGGAAGCCAAGCCGGTTACAGATCCGAGAACCGGAAAAGAAACGACTGTCGTCACCGAGTCTGAGAAAATGGTCGTGGCCAAGATCGAGACGACGACCATTCGAATCCTCGAAGACATTCTCCGCATCGAAGACGCGTTGACGCGAGTCCAGGCGCAGAAGCTGAAGGCGATCGAACTGAAAAATAGGCTCGTGGCCGTGGATGAAGAAAAGAAAGTCCGGACGGCCATCCTCCAAATTGAGCTTCAGAACCTGCAAGGTGGTGCCGGCGCAACGCAAAGCTGGACCGAAGCGCTCAAGGCGATCGCCGAGCGGCGTAAGGCAAAGAGGGATGAACAGGCTGCGGCGGTGACAGGCGATGAGTAAGCCGTACAACGTCGTTTCGGATCTCGTTCACCTGCTCGATCTGTATTGGGACGATCCTGTTTCCTTCTCACAGGATATGTTAGGGATGGATCCGGACAATTGGCAGCGCGAAGTCATGATGGACGTTTCACAATACCGGCTCACCAGCGTCCGATCTGGCCAAGGAGTCGGCAAGACTGGCGCGGAAGCGGCACTCGTCCTTTGGTTCCTCTGCTGTCGACCGAACCCGAAGGTCGTCTGCACGGCGCCGACGCGCCAGCAGCTTTACGATGTGCTATGGGCCGAGGTTGCAAAGTGGCTCGAGTCGTCCATGATCAAGAACCTGCTCAAGTGGACGAAGACCAAAGTCTACATGGTCGGTCACGAGGAGCGGTGGTTCGCGACGGCCAGGACGGCGACCCGTCCGGAGAACATGGCCGGCTTCCACGAAGACCACATGCTTTTTGTTGTGGATGAGGCCTCTGGTGTAGCAGATCCGATCTTGGAGACGATTCTCGGTACCCTCACCGGCGAAGATAATAAGCTTGCGATGTTCGGAAACCCCACGCGGACTGCTGGGGTTTTTTATGATTCGCATAACCGGGACCGCGCGCGCTTCCGGACGCACAAGGTTGATAGCCGCGATTCAAAGCGGACGAGCCGCGAGAATATTCAGATGCTCATCGACAAGTATGGCGCCGAGAGCGACGTCGTTCGCGTGCGGGTGTACGGGGAGTTTCCGAAGGCGGAAGCCGATTCCTTTATTGCACTCGAGCTGGCCGAGTTCGCGGCCAATGCGATTGTCGAAGCAAAGGGCGACACTCTGCACCTGGGCGTGGACGTCGCGCGCTTCGGTGACGACGAAACCACCATCGCGCCACGCATCGGGACGAAGGTGTTCAAGCTTCGCTGCTATCAAAAGCAGGATACGATGGTCACCGCCGGCCGTGTGATCGCAGTGGCACGGGAGATGCTCAAGCAGCATGCATCGCTGAAGCGAGTCGAAATCAAGGTCGACGACAGCGGCGTCGGCGGCGGGGTGACGGATCGCCTAAATGAAGTCATCCTGGAAGAACGGCTGCGGGGTTGGCGGGTCACGCCGGTCATTAACGGCAGCAGTCCCACTAAGCACGCGACGGAGCACTACGAGAACCGCGGCACGGAGACGTGGGCGGATCTGCGCGATCTTCTGCAGGATTCCCTGTCGAAGCATATACAGGGGCAGCCCGCGGCGGTCGAGCTGCCGAACGACGACAGGCTCGTCACGCAGCTATCTCAGCGGAAGTACCGCATGACCAGTAAGGGTAAGCTTGCGCTTGAGCGGAAGGAAGACATGAAAAAACGTGGACTGGATTCCCCGGACAGGGCGGATGCGGTCGTTTTGGCGTTCGTGGAGCCTGCGCGCAACGGGGTCTATTTCCCGGATGCGTGATAACGAAAGAAGGAGGAATTCGCGTGTCATTATGGCCGAACGGCGAAGAGCAAAGAGAGCTCGAGAATATCATTCTCCGCGGCGCGCGGACGGCGGCGTCGCTCGATCAGATCATTCAGCTCGAAATCGGCGACTGGCGGAAGTCCGATAAGCGGAAGTGGATGGAAATCGGCGAGCGCTATTACCGGAACAAGCCGGACATACTGGAGCGGCAGCGGACGGCGATCGGCGCGAGCGGCGCAAAGGAGATTGTCGGCAACCTGGCAAATAACAAGTTGGCCAATCCGTTTACGCGAAAGCTCGTAGACCAGAAGGTAGGATACCTACTCGGCAAGCCGCTGAGTGTGCAGACGGATAATACGACCTATGCGAATGAGTGGAAAGAGATATTCAAACCGGCAATGTTCCGCCGGCTGCAGAGCACCGGGAAGCAGAGCATCAACACTGGCGTCGCTTGGTGGTTCATTCACTATGACGATGCGGGCACGCTGTCATTCCGGAAGATGCGATCGGAGGAGGTCATCCCGCTTTGGGCGGACGAAGCTCATACCACCCTGGATGCGGTCATCCGCGATTACGAAGTAGTTGTCTACGAGGGGGTGCAGCGGAAAACGGTCCGGAAGATCGAATGGTGGGATACCCATGGAGTTCGCCGGTATGTCGTGGATGGTACAGGTTTGACACCGGATGTTGAAGCCGGTGCGGTCGGATCTCATTTCTCCGTTAAAACTGGTGACAAAGAACAAGGGATGAACTGGGAGCGAGTGCCGTTCATCGCTTGGAAGTACAACGAAGAAGAGCAACCGCTCGTCGAGATCATCAAGTCGTTGGTTGACGACTACGATCGGAACAAGTCCGACAACTCGAACAACCTCGAAGATCTCCCGGATTCGATTTACAAAGTTAAGAATTATAGTGGTACTCATCCAGGGGAGTTTCGCAAAAATCTGGCCCTGTATCGGACCGGATTTGTTGACGGAGAAGGTGATATTGATACGGTGGAGCTACCCATCAATGTCGAGGCGTACAAGACGCATCAGGAGCAGGCACGAAAGGACATCTACGAGTTCGGCCGCGGAGTCGATACGCAGGGAGTGGACATCGGCAGCGCGCCGTCGGGTATTGCGTTGAAGTTTCTGTACTCCGACCTTGATCTGGACGCTTCGCTGATGGAGACCGAGTTCCAGGCGTCGCTCGAGCAGCTCCGCTGGTTCGTGGACACGCATCTCTATAATTCTACCGGCGTCGATTACAGCGGCGAGGACCTGTCCATCATCTTCAACAAAGACATGCCGATCGACGAGTCGGCGATTATCACGGCCATCAAGGACAGCGTCGGCATTCTATCCGACGAGACGCTAGTCGCGCAGCATCCGTGGGTTAAGGATGTACTGGCCGAACTCGAGCGCATTAAGAAGCAGAAGGAAGAAGCGCTGAAGCGGATGACCGACGGCTACGGCGGACTCCCGCCAGACTCGGATCCGAATGGAGACGGGGGCGGCGGTGACGCCGAATGAGGTCGGAGGGATACTGGGCCCGCCGAATGGAAGCCCAGAACGAAGCCCAGCTTGAGAAAGGCGAAGCATACATCCGTAAGGAGCGCGCGGAGTACGACAAGGCGATGGCCCGGATTAAACGGGACACGGAAGCTTGGTATTCGCGCCTCGCCCGGAACAACGCCGTCAGCATGGCCGAAGCCCGCAAGCTTTTAACGACGAGTGAGCTGAAGGAATTTCGGTGGAGCTTGGATGAGTACCGGGAAGCCATCATCAAGCATGGCGGGGATCCGAAGTGGAAGAAGGCCATCGAGAACGCCCGCGCACGGATCCACATCAGCAAGTTGGACGAGCAGAACATCCGGATGCGTCAGGAGATCGAGTTGCTGGCCTCCAAACGAGTAAAAGGCACGACCGACACCATGGCCGGCATCTATAAGGACGGATATTACCGCGGCGTATATGAGGTGCAGCGTGGTAACGGCCGGGGCTTTCCGCCGGCGCAACTGGACAAGCGGCAAATCGATCGCGTGCTGACGAAGCCCTGGGCGCCCGACGGAAGTAACTTCAGCGCCCGGATCTGGATGGACAGAACGAAGCTGGTCGCGGAGCTGGAGACGTCGCTCGAGCAGCACATCATTCGCGGCGAGCAGTTGCCGACGGTGATCATGGATTTTTCGAAGAAGATGGATGTGAGCGTGCGGGCTGCGGAACGGTTGATTCGCACGGAAGCTGCGTATTTCTCTGGACAGTCCCGCCTTGATGGCTACCGGGAGGCGGGCGTCGAGCGGTACAAGTACGTAGCCACGATGGACCATCGCACGTCTGATAAATGCCAAGGCATGCACGGAAAAGTCATTCCCATCAGCGAAGCGCGGGCGGGCGTTAACTATCCGCCGCTTCACGCATACTGCCGCTCTACGACGATTCCGTTTTATGGTGATGGCGAAGAAACGACTGAAGCCGAGGAGGCAATGGAGAAGCCGAACGATCAGCAGGTGAAACGTGAGCAGAATCCTGAATCGGACGATCCGGATACCTACGACGTGCCTCCCGAAGAGACGTTCAGCGATTGGGCAGAAAAGCACGCTCAGGAAGCTACGAAGAAACCGGAAGCTCCGGATCCACCGTCCCCGGTTACACCAGCTCCGGTAAAATTGGAACCGCCGCCGGAATCTCCTCCGGTACTGACGCATGATGAGGAAGCTGCAGTTACGCGATACATCGGTGCGGAGTCATATGGACTCAATGACAAATTGCGCCGCGCCGAGGCACTTGACAGCATTGAAATGCAATGGGTCGAAAATTTGGACAAGGCGCTCGCAAAGCTGCCGAAGTACAGCGGGGATCTGTCCCGATCGCTTCATTTCACTTCAAGTGCAGCTCTGGCCACGTATATCCAAGACATCAAGCCTGGTAGCGTGGTACAATATCCTCAATACATCTCGACGACTGCGGGCGCGCTATACAATCCAGGAGCGCAGGTTCATTTCTATATTCTTGCGGCTGCGCTTGGTTCTGATCTTCGACAAATCAATCCGGGTGAATTGGAAGTGCTGTATGGCCGCGATTTTCCGTTCAAGGTGCTTGAAATTGAGCAGATTAACGGAGTGTTCCATATCCTGATTCAGGAGCTGATGAAGTGAGCGATGATAAGAAGCCGTTCTCCGATCCGCGTTGGAACGATACGTCAAAGCCGAGAGTAATCGGTCACTTCGAGCGGACTGAAGAAGAGCGTGCTGCAGACCAGAAAAAATTGCGAGAACACCTGAAAAAAATAGGCGTCCTGAAAGAGTGAGGCACTCCCGCATACGCGAGGGTGCTTTTTTTGTGGGCTCCGGTTGAGACTGCCGGGGCCCTGTTCGTCGTTGCCTGCGACGCAAAATAACGGGACATCACCGGACGCGACCGGGTAAAAAGCGAAGATGAAAGGATGAACCAATATGACGAAGGAAGAGTTTATCGCATTGGGAGTTACGGAGGAGTTGGCCACGAAGGCCGCGGCAGCTTCCGTCGAAGAGTTGAAGGGGTTTATCCCGAAAGCGCGATTTGACGAGGTCAACACTGGAAAGAAGAAGGCCGAGGATGATCTGAAGGACCGCGACAAGCAACTCGAAGATCTGAAGAAGTCTTCCGGCGACGCCGCGGAGCTGACGAAGAAAATCGAAACGCTGCAGACGGAGAACAAGGCGGCAAAGGAGAAATATGAAGCCGAGGCAGCAGCACTGAAACTTGGTACCGCCGTGAAGCTGGCGCTCACCGGAAAGGTGCATGATCCCGACATCGTCGCCGGGCTGCTGGACAAAACAAAGATCTAGCTGGATGACAACGGTAACGTGAAGGCCGGTCTGGACGACCAAATCAAAGCCCTGCAGACGAGCAAGGCTTTTTTGTTTGTCCCGGAGGATAAGGGCGGCCAGTTCCAGTTCCAGTTCCGCGGCGCGAATCCGTTTGAGAGCGGCGGCTCAGGCAGTGGCAGTGGCGGCGGTACCGGCGACAAGGCTGCTGACTTCGGTAAACGCATCGCCGATTTCGCGAAAGCCAATTCCGCGACGTCCGATGCACAAAAATCTTATTTTGGAGGCTGATAGGACATGAGCAAGTTTGTTACAACGACATACGGCAACCGGAAAGAGATTCTCAAGTTTCCGGATCATTACGTCAATATGCCGGTCACAGTCGATGACACCGGCGTGACGGCGAATGCAGACGGTAAGAAGATCGTTCCCGCCGGCACAATCATGGGCGGCGGCGTGCTGACCGATCCGTCGAAGCTGGTTACTAAGACGAACGCGGCCGGAGCTGAAGGCGTGCTCTTTGACGATGTGGACGTGACATATGGTCCGGCATCCGCTTCGCTGACCATTCATGGCTTCATTGATTTGGCAAAACTGCCGGAAGCCCCGGTTGCCGCTGCTGTCACCGCGCTAAAACAAATTACATTCATCGCCTAAGCGGGCGGGAAGGAGAACTGAACGATCATGCCTACTATTTTCGACTATGTGACAGCGCCGGCACTCGCCGCTTACGTCACCAATAACCCGAGCAACAACATTCCGTACTTGGGGGCGACGCTGTTCCCGCCGAAGAAGAAGCTCGGACTTGATTTGTCCTGGATCAAGGGAGCCCGCGGCGTGCCGGTATCTCTGCAGCCATCCGCATTCGATGCGAAGGCGACGCTGCGCGATCGCATCGGATTCAGCAAAATCGAGACGGAGATGCCGTTCTTCCGCGAGGCGATGCGCCTTGGTGAGAAGGACCGCCAAGAGTTGCTCCGGCTGCAGGACAACAGCAACGATCAATACATCATGCCGCTGATCACGCAGATCTTCGACGACCGGGCGCAACTCGTGGCCGGCGCACAGGTCATTCCAGAGCGGATGATCATGCAGCTCCTGTCCAGCGGCCAGCTCCGGATCACGTCCAACCAGACGCGCCAGGACTACGATTACAATTACGGATTCGCTGGCGGCCATAAGGAGACGCTCTCTGGCGCAGCTCGCTGGAGCGAAACGACCAGCACGCCGGTACAGGACATCCAGCGCTGGAAGAAGACGATCAATGGAGACACGGGCGCCATTCTGACGCGCGCGATCTGCACGGAAAAGACGTGGGGCTATCTGATGGATCACCCGTCCATCCGGCTCGACATGAATCCGCTCGGTGGTCAGAATGTCATCATGACAGACGCTTTGCTGCGAGCATACCTGCAGAACAAGCTGGGAATCACGGTGGCCGTCTACAACAAAATCTACGCGCTCCAGGATGGCACCACGCATCAGTTCTTCCCAGATGATTTCTTCACACTCATCCCGGACGGTAACCTAGGCAACACCTGGTACGGCACGACGCCGGAGGAAGCCGATCTGATGGCCGGCGCGACGGCCGCGGAGGTATCGATCGTCAATACCGGCGTGGCCATTACGACGATCAAGGAGCCGCACCCGGTCAACGTCGAAACGATCGTATCGGAAATTGTGCTCCCGTCGTTTGAAACGATGGATACGGTATTTATCGCCAAGGTGGCCTAAAGGTACAAGGAGGGGCGGAAGCCTCTCCTACTTAAATGGAAGGAGAATGAGCAATGAGGAAAAAGGACGAAACAGCCGCAACAGAACAGGAATTGCCGCTGGAAGGAGATGCGGTGGTGATTCAAGGATCGGAGATCCCGGCTCCCGCGGGAGAGCCTCCTGCTGATCAAACTGGGGACAAGCAGCCGCCGAAGGCCCCCGAACCGCCCGAGACTGATTGGGGCATCTGCTTGACCAACATCAAACACGACCGAACCCATTACCGTGCCGGAGATAAAGTGGAGTTCCCCGTGACCACTTTTCGGGAGCTTTTGACGGCGAAGGCCGTCCGCCGGCTGACCGAATGATTACGGCGGCGGACGTTTGGCCGATCGTTAAGCTAAGGCTTGACCTGCCTGACGATACACGAAAGCCGCTGATCGACACGTATATCGTCGAAATCGAGCGGAGGGTTTTGCACGATATTAATCACCGTGCGATACCAAACGGGCTGCTGTTCGTGTGGGCCAGCATGGTGGTGGATGCCGTTCGCGTCGATTTGCCTCATGTCAACGAGATCGACGAGACGGTCGGTGGCCAAGCAGGCAGCATCAAGGTAGGCGACACATCCGTCTCCGGCGGGGGCGGCTCCGGCGGCGGGCTGGCCAACACGGCCAAATCCGCGATCGATCAGGTCGTGTTCAATTATCGGACTGATTTGAACCATTACCGCCGGATGACATGGGGGACGAGCCGATGATCAATTACCGACGGCATCGCCGCGCGATCGAGCGCATGTACGAGGACCGGGCGACGATTAGTCGGCACGAGCCGGTTAAGGATCCGGTGACCAAGGAGACGAAGCAGGTGTTGCAGCCGGTGTACGAGGACGAGCCCTGTAAGCTTTCGCAGACCGGTCTTCCGCGTAATGGCCAGACGGAGGCGCAGAATGATGTCCGGTACGACGCGAAGCTGTTTATTGCGCCGGAGCTCGTCATCAAGCAGGGCGATGTCATCGCCTTGACACGGGCGGCTTCCGGACAAGTGGAGACGTTTTCGGCGGGCAAGCCGTTCCCGCCGTATTCGTCGCATCAGGAAATCTACCTGACAGCCAAGGGGTGGGCGTGATGGAAGTCATTTTTACGGAGGAGCAGTTACGAGAGAAATGCGCTAAGTGGCAACGTATCCTCCGGCTGCAGGATTGGAATGTGAGAACATCGATCGTGCGGGAAAGGGACATGAGGACAAGCGGTGGCAATGCAGAGATCAGTGTTAACATCCAGCATCGACTCGCAGACCTTCGTCTTCTCGACCCGATCGATTTCAACCCTAATGACCATAACCCGCAGGACATGGAACAACATCTCGTCCATGAGTTGCTGCATATTCATCTCTGGCCGTTCACGGAAGAGTTGAACGGTCCACTGGCTGATGCGGAGGAGCAGGCCATTAACATGATCGCAGGCGCGCTTATTAGGTTGCATCGACATGGCTAACCTGGGCAGCTTCGATTTTTCCGAGCTGGTGAAATTCCGCGACAAGATAGTAGACATGCAGAGGCACTTTCCCGATTTTATGCGGAAGTGCCTTTTCCGTTTGGCCAGCGAGCTGATGGAGGAGGTCATTCCGCGGACGCCATCCAGCAACGGGAGTTTGCGCCGCGGTTGGACGCTCGGGGAGTTGCGCACAGCGGGAGTCGAGTATGAGATTGAGGTCCATAACACCGAAGAGTATTCCTTCTATATCGAGAACGGGTTCGCTGCTCACTGGGTTCCGGGGAAATGGGTGGGCAATACCTTCTATTATATTCCGAACTACAGTCCGCCAAAGGGAGAGCCAGCAGGAATGTACGCCGGGCCGAGAGACGGCTGGGTCGAGGGCAAGTTTATGCTCTTGATCTCTAGCGAGTTGCTCGAGCGGAGGATACCGGTGATCATGGAGCGAGAAATGAAGCGATTTATCGATCGGTTTATGAGGTGATGCCAGTGGCGCAAGTCAGTTTTAACTCGGTCCGATACGCGGTTCACTCCGCTCTTGATGACACTTTCCCCGACATCCCGATCTCTGGCGAAGAGATCCCGCAAGGGCTTGAGGCACCGTATTTCTATGTACGACTTCTGGAACCAGGACACACGAGGGAACTAGGGCGCCGATTTAAGCGCCGGCACCCGTTCGTCATTCGTTATTTTGCCGTTAATCGTGAGAATGAAGCGATGTACACCATGGCCGAGCAACTCACCGCGGCGCTGGCGTCGATTACGGCCGGCGGCCGTCCCTGCGCCGGACAAGACATTCGATTCCAGATCGAGAACGAAGTGCTCTACTTCTGGGTCACATATTCGCTGTACGTGTGGGCGCCGCGGCCGGGTGACCCGGCGATGGAGACGCTCGAGCAGCATGGAGGGATTAAGCATGAGCCGTAAAGCGGACGATGCCGGCACGCAGCCGGCGAAACATAGCAAGGACAATCTGCTGCAATCCAAGCGGTTTACGCCGCAGCAGAAGGACTATCTGCGGGCGTTGCTGCAGGACGGCGAGACGTATTCGGTCGCCGAAGCCGCGCAACTGCTCGACAATTATTTGAAGCAGGAGGCGAAGTAAGCGATGGCCGGTGGAAACTGGACTGTACAAAATAAAGTGCGCCCGGGCGTTTACACGAACATCGTGACCGCACCGAAGGCGTTGGGCACGCTGGGCGAGCGCGGCATCGTGTCGATCCCGTTGTTACTGCCTTGGGGCGAACCGAAGGTAATCACGACGATCGAAGCCGGCGAGGACACGATGCCCAAGCTGGGCTATCCGATCACGGATTCGGCTCTACTGCTCGTGCGTGAAGCGTTGAAGCGCGCCCAGAAACTGCTTCTCTACCGCGTGAACGCCGGTACCAAGGCTGCCGTCACCAGCGGCAACCTGACGGTTACGGCCAAGTGGGGCGGCGTCCGCGGGAACGATCTGACGGTCGTGATCACCGAGAACGTCGACGACGAGGATCTATTCGACGTGAGGGCGCTCCTGAACGGCGATGAAGTCGACAGCCAGACGGTGGCCAACATTGCGGGGCTCGTCTCGAACGATTGGGTCGTATTCTCGGGGACCGGTGCGCTCGCGGCAACGGCCGGCGCTCCGCTGGTCGGCGGCGCAAACGGTAGCACAACGAACCAGGACTACCTCGACTACCTGGTCGCGATCGAGCCGCAGGACTTTAACACGATCGCGTTGCCGTCGACGGACGTAACGGCGAAGGGAGCATTCACGTCCTTTGCGAAGCGGCTGCGTGACGATGAGGGCAAGAAGATCCAGGTCGTGCTCGAGAATTACCCGTCCGCCGACTACGAAGGCGTGATTTCCGTCAAGAACGGCGTCATCCTGGACGATGGCACGACGCTCACCGCAGCGCAGGCCACGACTTGGGTGGCCGGCGCGACAGCGGGCGCCAGCGTGAACGAGTCGCTGACGTATGCGGCCTACGAGGGCGCGGTGGACGTGGCAACGCGTTACACGAACAGCCAAATCATCGCCGCGCTGCAGGCGGGCGAATTCGTGTTTACAGCGAACAATGGCCGGGCGGTCATCGAGCAGGACATTAACTCGCTGACATCGTTCACGCCATCGAAGGGAAAATCGTTTGCGAAGAATCGCGTAGTTCGAGTGCTGGATGGGTTGGCTAACGATTACTCCCGGGTATTTTCGCGGTCTTATATTGGTAAGGTTTCAAACAATGCCGATGGACGAAATCTATTCAGAGCTGAGTGCGTCAACATCACGAACCAGTATCAGAATATCGGTGCTATTCAAAACTTCGATTCACAGACCGACATCGAAGTCTCGGCCGGCGACGACGTGGATGCAGTCGAGATCAATCAGTGGGTGCAGCCCGTAGATAGTGCAGAAAAATTCTATTTCAATATTACGGTCCAGTAAGGAGGGGTTTAAGGTGACTTTTTTTCGTGAGAACGACGCAATTAGCGGCAAACAGGCCCGGGCGATCGCTACAATCGGCGGAAGAGTAGAAGAACTCTTCTACGCCAAAACCATCGAAGCGACGATTGAGAAGAACAAGGTCGATGTTCCGGTTCTTGGTCGCACGAATACACCGCAGCGCTCGGCCGGCTGGAAAGGGAGCGGCACACTGACAGTGTATTATGTGACATCGGTATTCCGTCAGCTGATGCGTGATTTCGTCAAAACTGGCAAAGACTTTTGGTTTGATCTGCAAATCATCAATGAGGACCCGACTTCTGGGACCGGCAAACAGACTGCCATGCTGCTTAAATGCAACCTCGACAGCGTCATCGCAGCCAAGTTTGACGCGTCCAGCGACGACATGCTTGAAGAAGAAATGCCGTTCACGTTCTCGGACTACGATCTGCCGGATTTGTTCAACACAATCTCGGGCGCTTAAGCGGCGCCCCTTTATTATAAGGAGCGATTAAGATGAGCTTGCAGGATTTTTTGAACGCGAACCCGGTCGATAACTTGACCGATGAAGTGGTGGTGTCCCCGCGCTTTAGGGACGCAGAAGGGAAGCCTTTGAAGTTTACCATCCGTGCTATGACTTCTCGGGATTTCGAGGATATTCGCAAAGCGAGTACAGTCATTCGCAAGGGTCGCAAAGTTGAGTTTGACGCACAAAGTTTTAACATCAAGACAGTCATCAACCATACCGCGGTTCCAGATTTTAAGGATGCCGAAAGCATTCAGAAGCTTGGCTGCCGCACGCCTGAAGAGTATGTTCAGCGCGTACTGCTTGCAGGTGAAATTACGACGTTGGCCAGCGAGATCCAGAAACTCAGCGGCTTCGACGTTGAGATGGAAGACTTGGTCGAAGAGGCAAAAAACTGATAGAGGAGGGCGACAGCGAGGCGAACTACGCCTACTACGCCCTCCACAAGTTTCATAAATGGCCGAGTGAATTTCTCGCGCTCTCTCGTGAGGAAAAAGCTTTTGTTATGGCTGCCATCGATGTGAGGATTGATAAGGAAAAAAGAGAGGCGGCAAAAATCCGGAAGTGATAGCCTGGACCTCGATTTCTGTGGTAATATGTAGAAAAAAAGGAGGGCGAAAGGTGAAGAAGGGATTACTCTGGTGTTTGCTTCTCTCTATCTTGGTCGTTGGCTGCTCGAAAACTGATTCGAAAGTTAGTGAACTTTCATTAAACGACGTCATTCAAGTCTTCAAAGATAAAGGATTTGAAGTTGATCCAGAAGAGAAGCCAATGTTTCAAATGATCGGTGCTGATGACGGAGTTATTTTTACAGTGGGCAATTCGCCAGTAAAGATCTATCAGTTTTCATCCGTCAATGACTTAAAAAAAGCGAAATCTAGCAACGAACTTATAAAGGATTGGCCATCAGTTGGCCGAATCTTGCTTGAATCAAGGAATGACGAAGTACTTCAAATATTTGAGAGCTTAAAATGACTTTGACAATTAAAGCACCCTTCGGGGTGCTTTTTGCTTTTCACATGGAGGTGAGATAAGTGCCTACGATATCTACAACTCTACGGATGATGGACCGGTTTGCGCAGCCGCTTCAACGTGTGACCAACCAGGTTAACACAGCGATTACTGCGCTGGAGAGAATGAGACGCTTAATTGAACGGCCAGCGAGGATGAACCTTAATATCAATACAGCAGCGATCAATGCACGGCTTGCCAGCATTCATGTCGCTCCGATCAATGTATTGGTGCGTCTGAAAACGTCCCAAGTGTTAGCTCAGGCTACGGCTTTGAGGGCTCAGATCATAAGTCGGATTGGCACGATAACCGCTACAGTAAACCTTTCCAGCAACATAACATCCTTATTAAGTCAGCTTATCACATTGGTCAGACAACTATCAGAGGCCGTGCGCGACATCCGTCCTCCTTCTGGTGGAGGCGGGGGAGGGTCGGCTGGCGGAGCCGGAAGCTCAGGTGCTAGCTGGTTTGGTGGAATGGGGAAACTGGCTGCTGGATACTTATCGTTATCTGGCCTGAAATCAGCGATGCAAATCAGTGACGAGTACGTTAACACTAAGGCGCGGTTAGACCTGATTAACGACGGCCTCCAGACGACGGACGAGCTCCAATCTAAGATATTTGCCGCAGCTGATCGAGCGCGAGGCAGCTATGCCGACATGGCCGGCGTTATTGGCCGTATGGGTACACTAGCATCTGAGTCCTTTAAGAGTAACGATGAGTTGATCGCTTTCAGCGAACTCATGCAAAAATCTTTTCGTGTCGGCGGCAGCTCGACTATGGAACAACAAGCAGGTATGTATCAGCTAAGCCAAGCGATGGCCGCCGGGAAGCTGCAGGGTGACGAATTTCGGAGCATTATGGAGAATGCACCTATGCTCGCCGCCGCAATTGCTGATTTTACCGGCAAGAGCAAAGGTGAACTCAAAACGATGTCAGCAGAAGGGACGATCACGGCCGACATCATCAAAGGTGCGATGTTCGCCGCGGCCGACGACATTAACAATAAATTTGCGACAATGCCACGGACATTCGGTGACATCTGGAACGAGGCTAAGAACACGGCGCTTCAATCGTTCGGGCCAATCATCGAGAGGGTTAATGGCTTTCTTAACAGCGATGAAGGAGTGCGCTTTGGGAACAATTTGAGCCAAGCTATTCAGCAGGCTGCCGTTGCGACTGACATGCTTTTAACGGCGATGTTCAGCGTTTATAATTTTTTCTCGTCGAACTGGTCGACCATAGAGCCGATTATCTGGGGGATCACCGGGGCATTTGTTGCATGGAGATTAGCGACACTCTTGCAAGCGGCAGCGCAAGGAATCGCGGCCTTGGCAACGGGCGGCGGGACACTCGCGATATTTGCCCAAACGCTGGCGACTCTCGGACTCGCAGCGGCGTGGGGAACGCTCAGCACTGCAATGAAAGCCAACATCTTTATCCTCATCGCCTCAATCATCATCGGGCTTATTATCTGGCTCGTGAAGCTCTGGCAAACCAACGATCAGTTCGCGGCTGCTCTCTATCGCGCCTGGAACGGCATTCTGAACTTCTTCGACCAGATTCCGATTTTTTTCACGCGAGTCGGGAACGGCATTACAAACGTTTTCCAAGACGCAAAGGTGAAATCTCTGCAGATCATGGAAGCCCTCGTGAACGGGGTTATTGATGATCTTAATAAGCTCATCAATATGCTTAACAAGATCCCCGGCGTTTCTCTGGACACCGTCAGCCATGTCGAGTTTTCATCGAAAGCAGCGGCCGAGGCTGAAGCCATCCGACAAGCCGGAGAAGAAACTGTGAAAGCAATGCAAGCAGAAGCAGCCGAGAAAGCGGCTGTTCGTGAGCAGAAAGTCCAAGACATGTTAAATGACCGCCAAGCGAAGCGTGCGGCAGACGAGGCTGAGAAAGCTAAGAAAGATGCTGAAAAAGGAAATCCTTTTGATTTTAATGCAGCTATCCCGAATATCGGGAAAGTCGGTGAAGTTGGCAAAATCAATGACACCGTCGATATCAGCAGCGAGGATCTGAAGATGATGCGTGAACTGGCCGAGATGAAGAACATTCAGAACTTCGTCACGCTTACGCCGCAGGTCAGCTTCGGCGACACGCACGTTCGCCAGGATGGCCGATCGGTAGACGAAATTATCGCCAACATCAGCGATCAACTGAACGAAGCCATCGCTTCCGGCGCGCAGGGGGTTTATGCGTAATGGCCTACGGCATCTGGCTCTCGTATAACAATCAGCAAGAAGGTTTCCAACTCCCGGTTAACCCGAGCAGCATCGAGATGAGCGACGGAAGCAAGGGGCAGACATACGACATCGTGGAGCTCGGCGAGATCAACGTGATCAAGAATCCGAAGCTGACGACGTATCGGTTCAGCAGCATCTTCCCGTCGCCGAATGCTCGTATGTACTACGAAGGCGATCGGTATGTAGATCCTCTTGCGAGCGCTCCGATTCTTACTTCTGTTCAAACGGATGCGGCCAGCCGAATAAAAGTCAAAACGAATCCTTACGTGGATTACATAACGAGATGGATGGCGACCAAGCGGCCCATCCGTTTTGTTTTTACTGGGGATACGTTCGATCTTAACGTGGCCGCGAGCATTGAAGCCTTTGATTGGAAGGAAGTCGCCGGGAGCTCAGGTGATATTGAGTATTCGCTGACGCTGAAAAAGTACGTTTTCTATGCGGCAAGGCGCGTAATCGTTAAGGCCGCGGCCTCCGGCGGAGGCAAGCAGCTTACAAAAGGAGCGTCTCCTAGAGCGGATGAACGGGAGAAGCCGAAGACATATGCGCTGCGCGCTGGCGACACGCTGTGGAAGGTGGCCAAGAGAGTGCTCGGGAACGGCGACAGGTGGCGCGAGATCCAGAAGCTGAACGGGCTGACCGATGCGCAACTTAAGACGCTTGCGATTGGGAAGGTGCTGAAGCTGCCGACGTAGGAGGGATAATCGTGATTAAACTGCTCTTGGACAACAAGGACGGCATAGTGTGGGATTTGTCCGGAATCGCTTCGGATATCTCGTGGAAGACGACGCGGATCGGCCGGCCGGGCAGCCTGGAGTTTACGCTCGTCAGGAACGGCATATTCCAGGCGAAGGATTTCAAAATCAATAACGGCGACGTCATCAGCTTCCGGTACGATTCCGTCAACGTCTTTTTTGGCTACGTCTTCAAAATCGCCGAAAGTGACAACGAAGCGGTGAAGATCCTTTGCTACGACCAGATACGGTACCTGCAGAGCAGCGACACGTACGCCTTCTCCGGCACGACAGCCGCCGATGTCTTGCGGCGGATATCCAGGGATTTCGGGCTGAAGCTCGGCCGGGTAGATGATACCGTATATCGGATTCCGACAATGTTGGAGGACAACCAGAAGCTGATCGATATCATTTGTAAGGCGCTCGACCTGACGCTGATCAACTCCGGCCGCAATTACTTTTTGTTCGACGACTTCGGCACGCTCGCGCTGCGCGCATCTGAGAGCATGCTGCTCGAATTTGTCGTGGGCGATCGCAGCCTCATGACCGGTTACGGAACGGAGCGCTCGATCGACAGCGACACTTATAACAGGATCAAGCTCTATCGGGATAACAAGAAGTCCGGAAAGCGCGATACGTACATCGCCCAGGACAGCGCGAATATCGCGAAGTGGGGCGTGCTGCAGCTCTCACAATCCGTCGACGAGAATATGAATGATGCGCAGATCAGTGATATGCTGAACACGCTTACCACCGTGAAGAATCGGGAGACGCGCACGCTAAAGGTCGACGCGCTCGGTGACGTCCGGGTCCGCGCCGGCTGTTATGTGCCCATCATCATCGGTGAGCGCGGGATCAATCAGCCGTTTTTGGTCGATGACTGCACGCATCGGTTCGACGGCGGCGCCCATACTATGACGTTGGAGCTGAAGGTCTTATGAGCAGCATCGAAAAGCTGATGGGTGCAATTAAGCAGGCGAGCATAGGCGCGGTGGACGCTTCCGCGCCGGTCGCCGTCCGGATCGGCACGGTGAAGAGCGTATCGCCGCTCGCGGTTACGGTGGATCAGCGGTTGACGCTCACGTCGGAGTTTTTACTCCGGACCGCCGCAACGCTGCCGCTGAAGGTGATGATCGGCGGCACTGACTACCCGGTGCGTGAAGATCTGCAAGCCGGCGACAGAGTCGTGCTTCTGCGCGCTCAGGGTGGCCAGCAATTCGTCATATTGGATAAGGTGGTGGACGGATGATACCTGTTGGCGCATCGATCGAGGAAACGGAGACGGAAGAGATCTCGCAGCCCTCTCGCACATATAAGCTGGACTTCGCGCGCGGGCGCGCCGCCGGCATGACGGACGGGTTGGACGCGATCAAGCAAACAGTGGTTAAAATCTTGCAGTCTGACCGTTTCTTTCACGAGATTTATTCGTTCGATTACGGTCATGAACTTGGCGCGGTGATCGGCGGAGCTCCGGCCTTTGTTCGGTCCGAGGTGTCCCGCCGCATCCAGGAAGCGCTGCTGCAGGACGATAGGATAACGGCGATCCAGAACATGCAAGTGACCGTCGAGGGTGATAGCCTAACGGCGACTTTTCTCGTCGTTTCGACCGAAGGGAGTTTTGAACAAGGGGTGAGCAACGGTGTATGAGCATATGACATTTGACTTTATACTTCAGCGGATGCTGGATCGTGTTCCCGACGACCTGGACAAGCGTGAGGGAAGCGTCATCTACGACGCGCTGGCGCCGGCGGCCGCCGAGCTGGCACAACTCTATATTGACCTCGATATCAATTACAATCTCTCGTTCGCGGACTCCGCGGCGGGAGATTTTTTGTCTCGGCGGACGGCGGAGTTTGGAATTAACCTCCGCGCGGCGACAAAGGCGATCCGGAAAGGGTTATTCTTCGGCGCCGGTGCCGGCGCCACTCCGCTGAACGTGCCGATCGGCAGCCGGTATGCGATCGAGGAGCTGACTTATATCGTGGTGGCGCAAATCTCGGCCGGCGTCTACCGGCTTGAGTGCGAGGTGGCCGGCGTCGTCGGCAATCAAAAGTTTGGTAACCTGCTGCCGATCACGAGCATTCCGGGGCTGGAAAGCGCGGAGCTGACGGACGTGCTCGTCCCTGGCGAAGACGAAGAGACGGACGATGCGCTGCGCGAACGATTTTATACCGCGGTTAACGAGCCGGCATTTGGTGGAAACATCGCAGATTATAAGAAGAAGATCAATGCGATGTCCGGCGTGGGAGCCACGAAGGTCTACCCTGCCTGGGCCGGCGGCGGGACGGTCAAATGCACGCTCATCGCCGCGGATTGGTCAGCCCCGTCGCCGTCGCTCGTCAATGACGTGAAGACTGCGATTGATCCGACGGTGAATTCCGGGCAAGGGATTGGCCTGGCTCCGATCGGTCACGAAGTGACGATCGCGGGCGTGGCCGGGGAAGAGATCAATATCGAGACGACGTTGACGCTGGCCAGCGGCGTCACAACCGGACAGGTGCAAGCAGACGTGGAAGCGGTGATCGATGCGTACTTGATGGAGCTGCGGCAGGACTGGGCGATTCAGCAGCAGATCATCGTTCGAACGGCGCAGATCGATGCTCGCATGCTCACCGTACAGGGCGTTGAGGACGTGGCAGATACCGAGATCAACGGTGTGGCCGCCAACTTGACGCTCGGGGCTGACGAGATCCCGGAACTTGGGACGGTGACGATCAATGAGTAAACCGATTCAGGAGTATTGGCCGGCATTTTACGAAGGCATAAAGGATTTCGTGGAATTGGCCAAAACCGTGGACGAGGAGCTGCAGCTCGTCGCCGGCGCAGTTGACCAGCTATTCAGCGATCAATTCGTTATTACCTCCGGCCTCGATGCGATCAAGCGCCGAGAAAGGATGCTCGGCATTCAGGCGGATCCGTCGGCGGAGACGCTCGACTTCCGGCGCCGCCGCATCGTCAATCGGTATTCAACCAAGCCGCCGTTCACGCTAAGCTACTTGCAGCAGCGACTCGACCAGCTCGTCGGACCAGGGCTGACGATCGTGTCGGTGGACGTGCAGGCTTTTGTCTTATATGTCACGGCCAACATCCAGAATGCGAACGTCTTCCGCGAGGTGCAGTACACCATCGAGACGGTCAAGCCGGCCAACTTGATCTATCAGCAAAACACGTCGATATCGGGAGCGGTCGGACTCGAGGAGCACTTATCCGCGAAGGAGATTACGTGGAACTACAAACTGAACGGGACATGGCAGCTCGGGGAGAAACCATTCGCCTCGTACGGAACGGAGGTCGCGATTAAATGATCCATGCGCAGTTTTTAAACGACGTCGCTGATTTCGTTAATGGGAAAATAGCGAAGGTCGTTCTTAACGGCACGGTCGAAATTAGCAACTTCACGGTTAAAGAGGCACCGGAGCGGACTGTCATCTTGCAATATATCATTCCCGTTGCAGGCGTCTCTCTCGTCGAGTTGATCGAACTTAGGAGCTCATCCGGAGCACTCATCACCTCGAATGAAGTCGAGATCCCGGTTACTTCGGATACGCTCATGTTGCAGACCATAGAAGTTAAGGAGGTCATGGCGTAATGGCGAAAACAGATTGGACATTGGTTGATACGATTCTCCCGGACGACATGAACGACATCGGTGCCGAGATCAACGTCAACGCGGACAAACTTGCCGACAACCTGGACAGCCGTGCATGGGAACTCGTCACGCTCGGTCAGGGTGTGCAGATCGTCCAGGGCGGCGACGTCCCGGCGATTTTGCATCCCGCTATGCAGGGACGGACGCTCGTTAATCTGCTTGGTAGGGATGGGAATTGCGAGGACGTTAGCAAGTTTACTCCTACTTCGGGCAATCTCGTTGTATCCCTTGACTCGGCGAATAAATCTGTCGGGAGTAACGGATACAAGATGACATGGACAAGCACATCTGTACCCGTTGTTTCGGGAGCTGATTCTCGTGACCTGTTTGCTCTGATAAACCCTGCAAAGTATTACATCGTAGTGGCTGACCTAAAGAACGGAACGGCGGCCTATACCAATATAGGGGTTAGACTTAGCGGGGGCATTCAGTATGCTTCGACGCAAGTAACCGACACGTCAAAGTTCACAACGCAATATATCGTGATATCACCGCCCGATCTCATCGGAGCAACACAATTTAAAATAATTCCCGTAATCAGCGCAACGGCTCAGAATCAATATGGGCACATCGACGCGATTCGCGTTTACGAAATCACTGTTGCCGAAAAATCGTACATCGATGGCCTGACGAGCGTACAAGCTAAATCGTACATCGCTGCTAATTACCCCTACGTAGACGATATGAAGCACGTCAATGCCGTCTATATCGAGAATAAGGGGAAGAATCTGCTTCCGCCGTTTTCGGAATGGTTTCCATTCGACAATTCAGCATCCGTGAAGTACGAGGTTTTAGATAGTTTCACTGTTCGAATGTACGGAATCGGAATGACAGGCACAATAGTATCTCCTTTAATCCCGGTCGTGCCAGGACAAAGTTACACTATTTCTGGTGGTGAAGTGTATTCAGCAAATTCGTACTTCGATATTATTTTCTACGACAAAAATGGAGTAGTAATCGGTTTGGGTGTTGATGGATTGAGTACTGGCGCAACGAAGGCTACTGGCGTCGCTCCATTAAACGCCGTCTATGCTAAAGGGCGGGTTATAACCCTTGCGGGAGCGACATCGGGCAGTTTCCTTGTTACGAACCCAATGCTTAACATCGGCTCCGAACCCCTCCCGTTCGAGCTCCAAAAACCGTCTTATCTCTATCTACCAGACTGCAACTTCCGTTCCAATATAGACGGCAGCATAGCAGATCGACTGTATACCGATGGTCAAGGTAAACCGAGGGTGACGAGAAGATTTAGAGAGATTGTGTTGGATGGTTCATTAGATTGGGCGTTCGTTACTGATCACGCTGGGTTTAAGAGGGTATCGACTGCCTCTGCAAAGCGTCAGGTAGACTCCGATGCCACGAACGCCGTAGCGATAAAATATGACGGCAAGATTTTACTGTTAAATTCTTCTGCACCAACAACCGGAGATCAGGTTTCATTTCTGACAAGCGGAGCCTATATTTCTATTGCCGACACCGACAGCGGTTGGGGAGAAACCTACACACCTACAGCAGATGAGATTAAGGCTTATTTCTATGGGTGGAGGATGGTCGATGGTTCGCTTAATCCTTATCCCGGAAACGGAACGAAGTACTGGGTTTATGCAAATGGTCTTGGCGGGTGGACGGGCACTACAACAACTTTGCCGACGGATTTTTCTCCTGCTGTGACGAACAAAACAATATCGTCCTACCGCCTCATGTATCAACTCGCCCAAAGCGTAGACGAGTCTGTTAGCTATGAAGGCTCCTTAATGTTGCACGAGGGAGCGAATCAAGTCGAGGTCGGGACGGGGATTGTGGTTCGGGAGGTAGTAGTACCGAGTGGAGTTGCTTTAGATGAGTATCATATCAACACGAATGTTAATGGGATTCCGAATCTGTTAAAAAACAGACCTGGTCGTATCACCAACGTGTTCAAAAAATCAGTTGTCGATGATTGGGTCAAAGGAATACGAAGTTCCGATCACGTTGGATTGTCGGTGTATGGCTATGGGTACGCATATATTCAAAAAGACAGATTCGATCCAACCGCCGCCTATTCCGTCACCTACCTAGCGCTCGACACCTACTTGCTCGGAATCGCTCCGCAAACGATTAGCACAGAGTATGCGCCGAACATCAGAGAATCGGTGGAATCCTTGGTAAGAGAGCTAGTCGAAGCTCGCACGGAAACATCCGTCCTGGCGAACACGAAGGCGCAGAAGCAGCAGCCGCAATGGGTCGATCCAACATTTATAGGTGGGTGGCTGAAAAAAAGTGGAGGACGATCAGGTTATTGGAAAGATGATTTCGGAATAGTTCACATACATGCGGATATAGAGGCGGGTAACACTGCGGGGGGTTCGACAATACTCCAACTACCTCAAGGATATCGACCGTTAACTACCATTCGATTAAATGGGCATGTCGTCGGGAGTGCCACGTTTGCCGCCTTTTACATCACGACTTCCGGAGAAATAAAAATTCTTTCCACGTCCATTGCTGCAAGTTCCACCATAACTTTTAGCACTTCATTTCGAGCCGAACAATAAGGAGGGTTAAAATGAAAGAAGCAATACGAGTCAGCCTCGACGGCTTTTACGTCGAGCCGATCCTCGTTCCGTTTTCACAAACGGGCGTTACGGAGATCCACGAGCTACTTCCCGCCGAAGAGGATGAGAAACCGGAAGAAGTCGTAACCGGATATATAATCGCCGAGAAAGTCCCTGACGGGTTGTTCATGCCCCGATGGGACTTTTCTAATTCCGTTTGGATCGATGGGCTAACGCAAGAGGAAATCGAAGAGATTCGGAACGCCCCGCAGCCGGTTACTACGGAACAGCGTGTATCCCAGCTTGAGAGCGAGAGCGTCGAAACGATGCTCGGATTGGCCGAAGTTTACGAGTCAACTACCGACGCACTCACCGTTCGTGAGCAAGAGACCGTCGACACCATGCTAGGGCTTGCTGAAGCGTACGAAATCATCCTTATGCAGCAGACAACCATCGACGCTCTATCGGCCCGTGTCGCCTCCTTGGAAGGGGGTGAAAGCTAATATGGCACAAGTATACGCAAGCTTGATTCGTAAGGGATTCAAGACGATCGACGACGTCCCCGCCGAAAAGCGGGCGGAAGTGGAAGCCATCCTGGCCGCTGATGCTTAAGCGGTTATGGGACAGGCTTCTTTTCTTATTCCAAGTGGGAAGGGGGGATGCGGACATGGCAACGGTATATGCAACGCTGATCGTTAAGGGCTACTACACGATCGATCAAGTGCCGACGGCGCAACGCGCGAAGGTAATCGACATCTTGGCGGCAATGGATCTGAACGAAGACGGCACGCCGAAGGAATAATCATCGCGAGGCCCTGCAGCGGCGGGGCCTCTTTATTGGAGGGCACAAGGTGAGCATCGAACAGAACGTACTTAGCGACATCGCGGGTAAGCTCGGACGGCTGGAGTCGTCAACCGAAGCTCAAGCCCGCGCGACAACTGAGCTTACCAACAACGTCAATCGACTGGTCGAGCGACTGGCGCAGAGCGACAAAGACGCGACCAGGGCGAAGGAATCGGCAGCTTCCGCGCATCACCGGTTGACCGAGATCAATGCTGACATAGAAAAAATTCGTGTGCATTATGACAACGAAATCCGCCTGATGCATGCGCGAATCGAAGCGGAGACTTCCGCGCTTGGTTCCCGCATCTCGGCAGAGAACAAGGAACGTAAAGCAGATAGGAACTGGTTGATCGGTACCGTGCTTACGGCTGCTGGACTGATCATTGCAATTATCAAATTATTCTAGGGGACGAGTATTATGGACTGGGGAACGATTGCTGGACTCATTGATGCAAGGCTGCTTGTCGTGTTGGCGGCATGTTGGGTGATTGGATATTCGCTCAAACGGACGCCGCGCGTTCCGGACTGGTCAATCTTGTATGTCGTAATTATAACGGCAGTCCTACTCGCCGGCGGTGTGATCGGATTTACCTTCGAAGCTGTTGTTCAAGGCATCATTGTGGGGGCGGTAGCCGTCGCCGGTCACCAGGCGGTGAAGCAAGCGAAGGAGGCGGCAGGTGTCGATGATTAA